TCTGACCGCAACGCAGGCTTAAGGGAGAACGAGCATGCCTATTGATATGGCGTCGATCAAAAACGAGCTGTTCCCCGGCCTCGCTGCCGTGGAAGGCCGCTACCGCAAGATCGAAACGAAATGGTCGCGTCTCTTTGAGAAGCGATCATCGAAGATGGCTCTCGAGCGTCGCACGCAGATGGCGTACCTGCCGCTCGCGCGCGAGAAGGCCGAAGGGCAGAGCACCTACTTCGACGAGAGAGCTGGTGAGCGCTGGATGTACAGCGCGGAGATGAAGGAGCTGTCGCTCGGCTATATCATCACCAGGAAGGCGGTGGAGGACAATCAGTACAAGGCTGAGTTCAATCCGTCGAACCTCGGCCTGCAGGACGTGTTCGCCGTCACCAAGGAAATCTACGCGGCGAACATCTTCAACAATGGCTCCGTCTACGATCAGACCGTCGGCGGCGACGGCAAGGCGCTCTTTGACGTCGCACATCCGATCGACGTCGGTAGCGTCGGCAATCGCCCAGCGGCAGACGTGGACCTCAACGAGAGCACGCTGCTCACGGCGATGACCAACATCCGCAACACCTGGGTCGACGAGCGCAACATCAAGGTCGCTGCGCGCGCCGAGCTGGTGCTTGTGCCTGCCGCGCTCGAGCAAGTGATCGTGCGCCTTCTTCGGACCGAGCTTCGCCCGGGAACAAATGACAACGACGTTAACGCGATTCAGCACGTTGGCGGTGGTCTGCGCGATTACATCGTCAACGAGTTTCTCACATCGCCGTTCGCGTGGTTCGTCAAGACCGATAAGCGCGGCCTCATCTACTACGACCGCGTGCCATTCGAGATGGACATGTACGTCGATTTCGATACCGACAATCTGAAAGTGAAGGGAAGAGAGCGGTACACGTTCTCCTACTTTGATTGGCGCTCGGTGTACGGGACCTTCCCGACGTCGTAACGAGATCGCGCGTGAGGAGGGCTTGATGGCACGCTCGGGCGCTGGCCCGCTCGGAAATTCACCGCGCGATCTGCAGGATGATTTCGTCGGTGAAGCAGCCGATCTCTGCAAGGGCGGCAAGCCTCCGCGCTGGCCGCCTAATCCGAAGCGCGTCAAGGACAACTCATTCCACGCCAAGGTGAGCGGCGGCGCAAACAAGCGCGCCGATCGTGCGCCGACGTTTCGTCGTGGCCACTTCATGAAGAAGGGGTGATAGCGATGGCACGACCGCCTGGCGAAGCTCCGATCGAACGTGACGAGGTTGAGGACCGCGACAAGTACCTCGGCATCATGCAGCGTAAGCGCGGCGGCATGGCTTGGGGAAAAGACGAAGACGAACTTGATAGCGAGCGCGAGCAGCGCATCAAGAAGCGCAAGCGCGGGGGCCGGATTAAGCATTCCAAGGTAACAGGAGGCCCGGGCCGCCGCCGCCCCGACCGGAGAGCTGTGGGCGGTGGCACCGGGTTTGAGAAGGGCCCGCTCAAAGGCGATGCGCCTCCCTCGGGCGAGGTGGAGCAGCGCTTCAAGCGCCAGGCTGGTGGCGCGGTCGAGCCGAAGAAGCGCTCTTATGACACGCTGAAGGCAGCGGGCGGCATGGCTGCCGGCGGTCACATCACCACTGCGCAACGCAAGGCTTTGCCGTCCAGCGATTTCGCGCTGCCCGGTAAAGGTAAGGGCGCGGGTGGGAAGGGTCCGGGCTCATACCCCATCGACACTCCCAACCGCGCCCGCAATGCGCTGGCGCGCGGCGCTCAGCACGCCTCACCGGGCGAGCTGGCGACGATCAAGCGCAAGGTACACGCGAAGTACCCCGGCATCGGGGAGAGCTGATGCAATTCTCGGCTGCGACGCCGGGATAGGAGAGGCCGGGTGCGCTGAGACAATTCCTCCTCACAGCCCGTTGCTCGGCCTCTCCAAGAAATAGGACGAGGCATGGGCATCGCCCCGACGCTGACAATGACGACGATGCAAGCGGGCTCCGTGCCCGCATCGCCGGTGCCGTTCGCGCCGAAGGCTGCGCTGCCGTGCCATGTCGTCGCCGTCGGTACCACGCCGGAGAAAGGCAACGCGCCGATCCCTGTCGTGGTGATCAACGACGGCTCGGTGCCGGTCGCGCCGGTGCAGACCCAAAACATCACCATGATCACCTATGACGCGACGAAGGTTGCGCCGGTCACGCCCATACCGATTGTGCTCGTATGACGACGACGAATACCTACGCCTTCAATCCACCGCTGGCCGACCTCATCATCGCGGCCTACGGGCGCTGTCAGATTCGTCGCAACGCGATCACGGTCGAGCACCTGTTCGACGCGGCGATGGCGGCGAACCTGCTGCAGGTGGATTGGTCGAACGAGCAGGTGAACCTGTGGACGGTCGAGCTGGCGCAGACAAAGCTTACCCCGTTCAAGGACGTCTACGATGTCGATCCGTCGACCGTGATGATCATGGCAACCTGGATCAGGACGGTACCAGCAGAGGGGGAGGAGAAGGACCGAATCCTCACCTCGATCGACCGCGACAGCTATGCCGCGTACCCGGACAAGCTCACGCCTGGCACGCCGACGGTCTATTGGTTCCAGGCGCTCATCCAGCCGACGATCACACTCTGGCAGCCGCCCGATGACAAGGAAGAGCGCACGCTGATGTACTTCCGCGCGCGGCAGCTCCAAGACGCCAGCATCCCCAGCGGCATGAACGCCGAGGTGCCGTACCGCTTCCTTGAGGCCTACGTCGCCGGCCTCGCGTTCAAGCTCGCCGAGCTGTACGCGCCGGCCCGCATGGAGGAGCTGGCGGCTCGCGCGCTCGGGGCATTCAACAAGGCCAAGGATCGTGACGTTGAGAACGCGCCGCTGCGTATCTATCCGGCGCTCGGCATCTACACGGACGCAGCATACTGATGGGCAGCTTCGCACCAAAAGGCCACGCCAAGGTCGACCCGCAGCATCCTGCGGCGTTCGCGATCTGTGAGCGCTGCGGCTTTCAGTACAACCGGCGCGATCTCAAGTGGGACATGCAGTACATGGGCACTGAGATACGCAAGACCGGCTTTCTCGTGTGTGAGACCTGCAACGACATCCCCAACCCGACGCTGCGGCCATTCAAGCTGCCGGCCGATCCGGTGCCGATCGCCAATCCACGCAGCGAACCGCACGGGCCGGATAAGACCACGCCGCCCTACGTGCCGCCGAAGATTCCGTAAGGAGAGAGACGATGGCTCCTGCGCTCTATCCGAAGTGGAAACAGGCGGTCTGGCAGGAAGCGCACACCGCCGCCAATGACGTGTCGCTCGATCAGGGCGACGCCGCTCACGGTGTCTATTGCGCGCTGGTTACGCTCGGCGGCGGCGCGGGCCAGTACACCTACAACGCCACGCACACGTTCTATAGCGACATCACCAGCGGCAGCATCCAAGGTACGCCGCTGCAGATCACGGCCCCGACGGTCAGCCTTGCCGCCAACCCTGTTGCCGGCGGCCAGGGCGGCCTCTTTGACGGCAATGATTGCACCTTCGTTCCCGTCACCGGCACGGCGGTTGGCGCGCTCATACTGTACCGACACAACCCGGGTGCCAACACGACGTGGCGGCTCGTCTACTACTACGACACCACAGGGTTTGGATTGCCGGTCACAGCCAATGGCGGCAACGTCATCGTGTCGTGGAGCCCCAGCGGCATCTTCGTGCTGTAGGAGAAGGCGATGGCTTACCCGTCCGGCAATGCGCTTTACCCGAACTGGAAAGTGACGGCCTGGCAAGAGCTATCGTCCTTTAAATCGCTCGATCAGAGCGGCGTCAATGGCGTCTATTGCTGCTTGGTGCAAATCCAGGCCCCCAACCCGAACATCAGCTATACCTACAGCAACGCACATACCTTCTACACCGATCTGATCGCGCCCAACTCTGGCTCGCCGCAATCGGCCATCTTCAATGTTGGCGGCTCTCCAAATCCTGGCGCACTCCAGCAGCAGATCACGACGGCGACGCTCAACATCGTCGGTGCAGCTCCGGTGTTCGACGGCGACGACGTTACCTTCCTCCAGGTCACGAACATCTTCGCCGGCTTCAACTCGGTCGGGGCGCTCGTGCTCTTTCGAATGAACGCAGGTCTGAGCAGCACCTGGCGGCTGGTCTATTACTGTGATACGGGCGCCGGTTTCCCGGTTCTGCCCAACGGCGGCAACGTCACCATCCAGTGGAACGCAGGAGGAATTTTCGCAATATGAAAGACCCTCTACAGCAACAAGATGCCACTGCACTGTTCAACGAGATCAGCCAGCGCCTCACTGGCACGCCGGTCAATATCGTGCGCGACATCGCTGTGAGCATCCTGATCAACGCGATCCGTGCGACCGCTCGCACACGCAGCGATGCGGAGGCGCAAATCAACGAGGTGTTCTACCGCGCCAAGAGCATCCTGTTGGACGCGCACTACGACAGCGTCACCGGCAAGCCGAGGGGGGTCTTTCCCTACACGCAGGTGATCACGCCGCCGCTGCACGTTGAGCCCTCTGGCGGCATCAACCCAAAGTGACGACCGATGCAACCAGCTCAGCTGCCGATGGACCTGTACCGGGGCGACAGCTCGTCGATGCAGCTGCAGTTCTTCGACAGCAGCAACCTGCCGCTTGACCTGACCGGCGTCATTGCCAAGGCGCAGATACGCGATCGTCCTGCCGGCAACACGATCATCGACCTCGTCTGCACCGTCACGCCGCCGAACACGATTGCCGTCGCGCTCCTGGCCGACGACAGCAAGAACCTGCCGGCGGCTGGCGTGTGGGACCTGCAGCTCACCTACCCCTCGGGCGACGTGCGAACGCCGGTCGCCGGCCCCGTATCGGTCACACCGGATGTG